AAATTTACCAAGTTTGTTGCTCGTCTTAGAAAAAGATTTTCATACATGTTCCATGACATGCTGAAAACGCAATTAATTCTTAAAAATGTCATTACTCCAGAAGACTGGAGTATGATGGAAGAGCATATTCAGTATGACTTTTTATATGATAATCATTTTTCAGAACTTAAAGATGCAGAACTGTTAAATGAAAGACTTGCAATGGTCGCAACAGCTGAGCCATATATTGGTAAATATTTTTCACAAGATTACCTAAGACGCAAAATTCTTCGTCAAACTGATGAAGAAATCATCGATCAGGATAGAATAATTAAAAAAGAAATCAAAGATGGTATTATTCCTGATCCAAATATTCCAATAGATCCAGCAACTGGCGCGCCACTTGATTCAGGAACTGCTTCAATGGACTTGGGACAACCAGTAATGGAACCAGAAATTAATGGATCTGCAACTGAAGTTAATGGAAAAATAGCAGAAATTCCTAAAGGTGGTGAGATTTAATAAATAACATTGATTAACTTGATTAATTTAAAAATATGGATGATTTAATGGACATGATTGCTTCTGATGAGTCCCCTTCACAGATTAGTGATAAGATTAAAGAACTTTTGTTTGCAAAAGCATCAGGAAAAATTGATGAATTTAGACCTTTTGTAGCAAACTCAATGTTTGATACTGAGGAGAAAAGTGCTGAGGAAGATTAATCAATAAATAGATAAAAGTGTATCTAATAAAATAATGACTCATAGACCAGTTGGCGTTGGAGCCTCATTTAATTTTTCAACAGCAACAACGACAACTTCATCTGCGTTTTCTGTTAAATCAGACACTATTAGAGTTGTTGCAGTTGGTGCTGCTGCTCACATTGCAGTTGGAGGAACTCCATCAGCAACTACTGCCGACTACTTTGTTCCAGCTGGAGGAACAGTAACTCTTGCTCTCACGAAAGCATCAAATAGCATTGTTGGAGTTACAACCGGCACTTCAACAGTTCTTACTTGTCCAGAAGGAACTCAACTTCCTTTTGGTGTTGGAGATTACGTAACACTGTCAGGTTCAACTTATCATAATTTTACTTCTGCAGAAGTTCTCTCAGTTGACACATCCTCTGGAGTAAACGGTTTTTTCCAGACAAGAATGACTGTGAATTATAATTCAAGTGGAATTTTAACCGCATTTAGTTCACCAAATGCATCTGTTGTGACTGCAAATAAAGTTTCTGCATACGGTGTTGGTGCAGGAACTCTTTATTATCAACAAGTTCAACTTACCAATCAAGCATAATGAAACTCATNAGAGAAGAAATCGAAAAAGTAGAAGTTATTATTGAAGGAACTGGCAAGTCAACAAGACTTTATATCAAAGGACCATTCCTTCAAGCAGAAACTGTGAATCGTAATGGACGCATGTACCCCATGTCTATTATGGAACGTGAAGTAAATCGTTACAATGAGCAATATATTCAAAAAGGACGTGCTCTTGGAGAACTTGGGCATCCAGATGGACCTACTGTAAATCTCGATAGAGTTTCTCACAGAATTACAGAACTTTTTCGTGATGGTAATAATTTTGTTGGAAAAGCACAAATTCTCTCCACACCAATGGGAAAAATTGCTGAGTCTCTTCTAAAAGATGGAGTAACTCTTGGTGTTTCTTCTCGTGGTATTGGTTCACTTAGAGAAAACAACAAAGGATATAAAGAAGTTGGTGAAGATTTTATGTTAGCAACTGCTGCTGATATCGTTGCCGATCCTTCCGCACCCGATGCATTTGTTCAAGGAATTATGGAAGGAAAGGAATGGTGTTGGGATGGTGGTCTCTTAAGAGAGAAAGCAGCAGAAAAATCTTATAGAAAAATTAACACTCTTGTTGATCAAGGTGTTCTTGAAGAATATAAGTTATCAGTGTTTAATGAGTTCTTAAATTCATTATAATTTATTGTAATTCAATTAAGTTATAAATAAATATAGATTTACTACAGGAACAATACGGAGAGTTCAAATGTCTCGTGGAAAACAATTACAAGAAATGGAATCTGCTTCTACACCTGGACAAGGTGGTGGTGCGGGAAGTGGAGCAACACAATCCAAGACTGCTGTGAACTCAGGAGCATCTGCTCCTGATCCAACTCCAAGTCTTTCTGGATCAACACCAGGTCAAACTGGATCATATGAGGATCTTGGTGGTCCTACCCCAGAAAACTATAAACCAGATGATGATTCAGCAAAACTGAAAACACCAGGCACAACTCTTAAGCAAGTTAGAGATGTTGTTAATAAAGGTGCAAAACCTGCTGAAGCAGTGAAAGAAGAAGAAGATCTTCAAGACGAAGATTTTATTGAAGAAGAAATGCATGATGAAGAAGAGGACGAAGAGGATAAAGAAACTCATAAAAAGAGTAAGAAGAATAAAAAAGAAGAGGATGATGAAGAAGATGACGAAGACGAAGAAGTAAAAGAAGAGTTTGACATTGACGAAGATGTTAATGCTCTCCTTGCTGGTGAGGATCTTTCTGAAGAGTTCCAAGAAAAAGCAAAAACAATCTTCGAGGCTGCTATTCGTTCAAAAGTTTCTCAAATTAGAGAATCTCTTGAAAAACAGTATTCCAATGTTCTTGCAGAGGAAGTCGAAGAAATTAAGACTGAACTTGCAGATCGTGTTGATGCATACCTTGAGTATGTTGCTGACGAGTGGATTTCTGAAAATGCACTTTCAATCGAGCACGGACTTAAAACTGAAATGACTGAATCATTCCTTCAAGGGATGAGAGGTCTTTTTGAAGAACATTATGTATCAATCCCTGAAGAAAAATATAATGTCATCGAGAGTATGGTAGAAAAACTTGATGAAATGGAGACAAAACTCAACGAGCAAATCGAAAAAAATATTTCACTCAACAAGCGTCTTTCAGAGTCGGTTGCTGATGGAATCTTTGATCAAATTTCCGAGGGTCTTGCAGACACTCAGAAAGACAAGCTCGCCTCACTTTCCCAAAGTGTAGAGTTTGAAAGTGAGTCACAATATCGTGAAAAGTTGGAGACATTGAGGGAATCATATTTTCCTTCGAGAGGAGTTTCTCCTTCCGCAAGAACTGAAACCTTGTCTGAAGGATTAGATGCTGCACCAGAATCTTATTCAGGTTCAATGGCTAGTTATTTAAAGACTCTTTCAGCATTCAGCAAATAATTGAATTTAATATAATTCAAACCAAACAAACAAACACTTAACAAAGGTAAAAGCAAATGTTTCAATCAGAGCATCTGCAGGAAAAGTGGGCACCTCTTCTCAATTATGAGGGTCTTGATTCAATCAAAGATTCACATCGTAGAGCTGTAACCGCAGTCCTGTTAGAAAACCAAGAAAGATTTTTAAGAGAGCAATCCTCTTTCGAAACTGCAGGTTCATTCCTGACAGAAGCACCAACCAACTCTGTTGGTAACGGTGGATTTACTGGAGCATCAGCAGCTGCTGGCCCTACCGCAGGTTTCGATCCAGTTCTGATCTCATTGATCAGACGTTCAATGCCTAATTTGATCGCCTATGATATCGCAGGCGTTCAACCAATGAGTGGTCCTACTGGACTCATCTTTGCAATGCGTTCACGTTATGTTAATCAGTCCGGTACTGAAGCATTCTTCAACGAAGCTGATTCGGCGTTCTCTGGTCAACCTGCTGGTCGTGACGATGCTGCTGGATTCAGTGATACTGCTGCTGGTATTGGTACCACTGCCCAAGGTGGTGTTAATCCCTCAGTTTTAAACCCTGTTGGTACTGCTACTTCTACTGCCTATAACGTAGGTCAAGGTTTACGCACGGATTCTGCTGAGAACCTTGATGGCACAGGTTCTGATGCCTTCAATCAGATGGCGTTCTCAATTGAGAAAGTTACTGTTACTGCAAAGTCAAGAGCACTCAAGGCTGAGTATTCATTAGAACTTGCACAAGACCTTAAGGCAATCCATGGCCTGAATGCTGAAGCGGAATTNGCAAACATTCTCTCAACTGAGATTCTTGCTGAAATCAACCGTGAAGTTATCAGAACCGTCTATAAGGTTGCTGAGCAAGGTGCAGTTCAAAACACTGCTACTGCAGGTATTTTTGACCTCGATATTGACTCCAACGGTCGTTGGTCAGTTGAGAAGTTCAAAGGTCTTCTGTTCCAGATTGAGCGTGATGCCAATGCAATCGCACAAAGAACTCGTCGTGGAAAGGGCAACACCGTTATGTGCTCTGCTGACGTTGCTTCAGCATTGACCATGGCTGGTGTTCTTGACTACACCCCTGCTCTTAACAGCAATCTGAACGTTGATGATACCGGCAGCACTTTTGCTGGTACTTTGATGGGCAAATTCAAGGTCTACATCGACCCATATTCTGCTAACCTAACTACCGCTAACGGAACTCCAGGTAATCAGTATTATGTTGTTGGTTATAAGGGTTCTTCACCTTATGATGCTGGACTGTTCTATTGTCCTTATGTTCCTCTCCAAATGGTTCGTGCCGTTGGTGAGAACAACTTCCAGCCTAAAATTGGCTTTAAGACTCGTTACGGTATGGTTGCAAACCCATTCGCTGAGGGAACTAACCAAGGACTTGGTGGTCTTACAGTTAATGCAAACCGTTACTACCGTAGAGTTGCGGTTAAGAATCTTATGTGAGTTTTTCTCACAAGATTATACAAGACCTCCTTCGGGGGGTCTTTTTTTTATCTAAATAAAAATAAGGATATCATAATCATAATCAAAATGAAACCAACACCGAGAGAAACAAAAGAAGCAGTTGAAAGATACAATTTTGTTGTTGAGCACTTAATCAAAGAAGGTTATGCTCAAGACAATGAATCTGCAGATTTAATTATTACTGGCATGAGTGAAGAATGGTATAATACTATTACCAATGAATGAGAATATAGATAATGG